AATGACTTTTTTTAGATTTATTAAACATTGTTTTTCCGCTTCAATACGATCTATTTCTTTTAATCTGAAGTAATGGCTAAGTTCTTTCATCCCAATTTATTTTAAAGTTTCTTTGTTTGTTGTGAATGTTTGTTCGTAATATAGAGCAGAATAGTATCTATTTACATTTTCCGGTTTCATTTTTAGTGATTTAGATGTACCATCTACTCTAGCGTCAATAATTTGCTGTTTTTCGGTTTCTAAAAAGTGTTCTGCATTTTCAATTGCGCCACTTAATGTTGTGTTAATAGTTTCTGTAAGTTCTTTGTCTAAACTTTTTTCTGAAACCATATTTTGCATTATTTTTAAATGCTCTATGTGTTGTTGCATCGCTGTTTTCATAATTTTAATTTAAGTTAGTTTTTGTGTTGGGTTAGAAATTATCAGCAAGGCGAACCTGATCGACTTTATAAACATTTAATTCAAACTTTGATGGTTTGCCGTCTTTTTTCTCTTTTTTCATTAGAGGCTTAACGTCTCCATTCCAATCTAAACCAAAACCGTAAACGATTCCAAATTCATTATGAGTAGTTTTTACTCTATCGCCAATTTGAAACGTTTTATTTGCTTCAATGTACTGTTCTTTGATAATTCCAATTTGCTCTTTTGTTTCTCTTAATTTTTCTTTAAGCGATACTAATTCTGTTTCGTACTGTTCTTTTTTCATTCCCGTTTAGGTTTTAATTATTTGTTTGTTTATTTTATTGTAAAATTTATTACACATTTCAATAGATTTTAAGCAAATATCGTTGTGTGTTTGGTAACTTACTCTGTTTTGCCAATATAAATTAAAACAGTGCGAAAAAATAGGATTACCTTCGTATTTTATATGATCTAAGAACTCTATTATTAATGCGTTATTCATATTTTTCGGCAATACATAAGTTAATTGATCCAAATCTCTTTCAAACATCCCGTAACTATAGCCACAATTTTCGGATATTAAATTATTTGGATACTTTTCGTATAACCAAGTATTGAAATCCTGTTTACACTTTCCTGTTAATTCAGACATAAACCATATTTTTTAGTTATACATTGTAACACTTCTCTATTTGTCGGTTCAGGCAACAATCTTTTTTTAAGTCGGGTGTTTGCTTCTCTAAAAATGTCTTTAGTTGTTTTCATGTGAAAGTCTTATAAGTTTTCTTTTATTATATTCCAATCCTAATTTCCCTAATACAAATTTATTGTTTGGTAAATATTCTCGATCTCCGTCTGATTTAAAAAGTTTTTCAACTTCATCAACCAAAACAGGAAAGTTTGCTTCGGAATCATGATAGCCTTCTTTATATGTTTCGTAAATTCCTGCTCCATCTTTATACATTGAATAACCCGCGTTATTTTCTCTCCAAAAAGTAATTTGACAATCCTCTTTATCTGTGTGTTTTAATGAAATAATGTAATACATAATTCTATTTTTAGTGATTTTTAAAAACGCTCCCTTATACGTTTTAATTCCTCTTCCGTGAAAGTCTGCCTAAACATTTTAAGGTGCAGTTTGGAGCGTTTATATTTTTAGTGATTTTATTTATCTGTTGGTTTTACTCGCCATATTCCGATACTATATTTGTCCTTATTGTCTTTGGCGTATTTTTCAGAAGTGTAATTATTTTGTATAATCATATTAATATGAGGATAAAACTGTACTAATTGCACTTTATCCCATTTTGTGGTTAAGGAATGTTTGATGATGATATTCATAATATTTGTTTTTAAGTGTTAATTAATCTGATTTACTTCGAATTTAAAAGGAATTGCTGATTGTGAATCGTAATGTTCGATCGTAACTTTTCGTTTTGCATCTTCTTGGCTTAAAGCGTATGTGTAATGAATTTCAAAATCTTTTTCAACTTCTCCAGATGAAACAAACCTAAACCATACTAAAACTTTATAATAGTTTTCATTTGTATTTGAGTTTTTAATTTGATCTGTTCTTCTTTTTGCATAATCCCTAACTTCTTTAATCAAGTTAGGCAACGGAAGCATTCTAACTTGAATACCTTCCGTTCCTATAAATTTTCTTCCTGCCATTATTTTACTTCTGTAATTTCAAACCATCTACCTTTTCTAATTTCAGAATGCACGGTACAATCTCTTGTCCAAGAATTACCTGCGTTTTGTGCATCTTCTTTAGTGGCGTAGGTTTTGTTATTTTGATTGTTTAATTCTTTGTCAAAAATGAATTTTGTTATTTTAAATGTAGTTTTCATGATATCTTGTTTTAGTGATTATTTCTTTGACAAATATACAACTGTTTTTATAATAAACAAGTGTGTTTTTAAACTTTAACATTTACTTAACATTTCCGCATATCACTAAAAAAAGCCGAAGTGAATCGGCTTTGGGTTGTTGTTATTTATTTGATGCTTATGAATAGTTCTTTTCGGATTGATTTACCAATACATTGCCACGTGAGGACAATTGAATCGATCTTAAATTTACCGGAACTCTCATGTTATTGTATCCGTCAGTAGGATCTTCCCCATTCCATTCAGGATCTTTAAATGAAATCCATGCAAACATTTCGTTGTCTTTGTTAGGTTCTTCAATGTAGAATACTTCTACTTCTGCATAATTTTTCATAATTACATTGTATTTAAACGTGATTCATAAATATAAAAAGTTTCCGTTGTTTTTAAAGGATAGTACATTATAACAGCTTCTTTTCTTCTTTGGAACTGTGCCAATGCATAATACTTTGTATTTCTGACACGTTTTACAAATTTTATACCCTGACGCGCGATTTGTGAATAAACCGTGCTTACAGGCTTCTTTAATAGGTCAGCCATTTCTTCTGTCGAATATAGTTTAGTTTCTTCCATCTGCCTCTACTTTTTCAGGTTCTACTACTTCGATGTTGTTTGGGTTGGTGGTCATATCGGGAATAGCATAAAAGGTTTTACTTTAACTTTCTGATATGTCGAAACCGCTTCTAATGACGGTAGATCGTTATAGACTGAACTAAATTCTTTGTCTATTTTTAATGAAGCAAATCCGGTTGCAGTACTTCCTACTACTGTTCCCAGTTTAATAATGTTTACACCACTTTTATTCTTTGCATAACCGTAAGCATTGCCTATAATTATATCGTTTCCTAATGCGTCTTTCATGGTAAAAAATTTAACATTGGTATTAATTCAGTTTCAATATATTTTCGAGAAGCTAAAACCATTTTCTCAGCTTTTTTAATGTAAGCCTCATCGTAATCAAATTCGAAAACTTTCTTTCTTAGTGAATCAGGTAAATTATCGTAACTAAGCATTTCAACCGCTATATCCCAATCTTCAATATCAGGTTCATCTTTACCTAAATCTCTGGCAAGATCCCAAGAAATTTTATTTATTTGTTCTTCGCTTCCGTTTTCAAGGCAGTAACACAAACTACCTTTTTTTAATTCTTTTAATTCCTGGTAAACTTGAATTTGACCATAATAATTTTTATCCGGTTCTGTTTCAAAATAAGGGAATGTGAAACAATCAAACGGCACCTTTGCATCAATGACGATTTCCGGTGTATTAGTGTCGTAAGTTCCTGTAAAATATTCGTTTTCTAATGGTTCTTCGTTTTTCACCAATTCTAAACCGTAATGATTAGATATTCTTTCAATCGCTTTTTCTTCCATTGCTTTGCCACGTGAAAGGTATTTAGACCTAATATCTTTTTTCTTGCCTGTAATCTCAGATATAAGCCATTCTTTGCAGTATGATTTAGCTGTTTCGCTTAAAATTACTTCATCAATCAAAGGTTTTAGTCTTTCGATTTCTTGTTCGTTTTCCGGAATCTTTACATTTTCAATTTCAATAGCCGATTTACATTCTTTATTTTTAAAACCGTTCAATCTCTCATTCAACGATTCTCTTTTCAACAAAGCATCATCGTATTGCTCTTTATATGATTTTCCTGTGTGATTGGTCATTAATAAACCAATCTTTGACGCCCTGCATTTAAACGGTTTTATTGTCATCTTGTAACGTTTTAAGTTGCTCTTCAGTTAAATCGTATTTTTCTAAAATAGCTTCTAAAGTAAATTTCTTTTCTTTGATTGCTTTTTTTGCTCCTGCCAAATCTTTTAATTCTACCAACGGCAAAACATCAATAGTCATTGGAACACGTTTATTTTTTGATGCTGTAACTAATACTCGAGTAGATGCCGGAATGTGTGAAGCGTGGCTTATTCTAATTCCCCCCGTTTCTACTCCTGCCCACTTAACAGTATCATCACGATAAATTGTCAATCGTCTACCGTGAAATATTGAGCTTTCCGACCCCCATAATTGCACCAAAACACGTCGCATAGATTTACACGGCTTAAACGGCTTATTGTTATCTCCGTAAAAGTAAATTGATACCGGCTGTGCTTCATCTTCGCCTCCTTTGATATTTCTTATTTTAATTGTTTTTGATCCTGAAATTAAATCGTCTGCGTTTAATTGATCTGATTTCGGAATTATTGTTTTTGATAAGTCCATAATTTTATTTCTATTTTAGGGTTTAAATTATTTTACTGAATGAATAGGTTGTTGAAAAGAAGCCACGATTTTTATCGGTTAGTGTCCAACCTTCATTACTCATTTGGGTTATTGTGTTTTTCGCTTTTATTACCTTTCTATAAGGTATTTTTATATGGACTGTGATGTACATAATAATTCAGGGTTTTCGTGAATGTTTCCGATAACTATAATTTCATCATCCATACTGTCAAAACTCCATGATGAATGAGTCGTTTTAAATTTAGACATAAACATACATGTATCGCTACAGTAGTAAACTTCTCCTTTACAATCTTGATATAATATAATGTCTCCTTCGTAAATATCTACATTGTTTTTGTCTTTTAATCCTGTGTATTGCATAATCAATGCTTCATCGTTTAATATCCCAAAAAACCTATGTAATCCGTAATTAGTGCCAATTGGACAAAAAGTAATTTCACCTTCATCAAATGCTCTAAACTTTATTTCTCTCATAATCATATTTATTTAGTTGGTTAAAATTAGCTCTGAATACTTTTGCCTGTTGTTTGATTTCTTTTGCGTAGTGGGTTGTTGTCTGGATTGTAACGATTGTATTGCGTTTCGATGTTGCTATTATCCTCAACGACTTTCTGTACACTCGCTTTGATTTCTTTAGGATTTGCGTTCCGTAGTGCGTGAATAGTTCGGGGTTCATTCGGTTGCTTTTTTTAATAACTTCTCAATTCTATTGTAAGTATCAGTTCCTTTGTCGTAATGCTCGAATATTCTTGATAATTCTTTCAATAAATCAGGAGCACAAGATATTAATTTAGCATTCGCTTTAGCTTCAGACTCATTGACATTTTTTGATTTATCGTTTTTAAATAAATCATAGCATAAAGCAATTCTTTGCGTACCTACATAAACACTATGAGTAACAGGTTCTTCTTTACTTGCAATACTTGATGAGTATCTTGTCCACAAACCTTTTGTTCCTTTAAATTCCATAATTTTTTAATTTAACTGATTAATATTATTTTCGACAGCCTTGATAATTGCATTGACATTCGGCATTTTAACCGAGTTCGATTTTACAACAAAGTCATTGAATTGGTTTTTTAAAACATCTTCAATAGTTTGCACTTGTATGAAGTTATGTGTAGTTCCGGAATATTGGTTTTCTAATTTAAAAACATTGAAATCCCGTTGGCTGTTGGTAATTACTGCAAAGTTTTTCATTATAATATATTATTTAGACATAGTCCTGAATGTCGTTATTATTTGTTTTTTATTACATAACGATATAATTTGTTCAGGAGTTTCTTTTACTTTTAAATAATATTCTCCCCCAAAAGATACCGTACTTATTTCTCCGTTTGTAAAAATATCTAATGCTAATGCTATATTTACATAAATATCAACATCGTTCGCTTGTGTTAATTTAATCCAGTTCATAATATCACTTTGTTTTTTGGTTGTTAATAAAATCCTCGCTTTTCTCTTTTGCGTACTTCCTAACGTCAATTATAACCTTTGGATTGCACCTAACTAAAAAAGGCTTATTAAGTCCTTTTTTTCTTCCCGAACCTTCGCGTTTACCGCCCCGTGTTTCTTCATTCATAATAAATTATTTATAGTTAAATTTCTTTAGTATCATCATAAACGCAAAAACATTGAATCCCGAAGCAAGCGTTAAATGTCTTTTGAATATCTTCTTTTGAAGCTACGTATATTCTATAAGTACATTCGTTTAATTGTTCTATAGAGTAAACGAATCCTTTTAATTCTTTTCTAAGTATTTGTAATATAATACTTGTGTTGTGGCTTCCGTCGAATCTAAAACTTACTTGTGATTTCATTATATTTAGTTTTTATCTGAGTACAAATATAATATTCTTTTTCAATAAAACAATATCTTTTTTCAATTTTAACACTTTTTATTTTTAAGACCATAAAAAAAGCGACTCAAATAAATGAATCGCTTTAATAATAATTCCCAAAAACTGCAGTTAACCACCCCTGCGATCTAAACTTTAAAAAATAGAATTATGAAATAATAATATTAAGATTGGATTTGAACCAATGACTTCTGCCTTCATCAAGCAGTTACTCTTACCCCTGAGCTACATAATATTTTTGTAAAGATAATAATTATTTCATATACTTTTTGTATGCGATGTAAATAATTACGATTGGGATTAAAAACAAAAGTAAATTAAGCGGATTATAAGCCTTTTTATCGACTTCTTTTGAACTGTTTTCTTTTACTGATACTTCTTTTTGTGTAATATCTTTTTGTTCTTTAACAGTCTCTTTTTTTAATTCATCAGCAAAAACATTAGACTCTATTTTAGTGTTGTTGTTTTGCGTTGTTTTACGCATGATCTTTTTTGCATTGTTCAATATTACCTTTGTGCCGTCTTTTTCGATTACAAAGCTTTCTTTTGATGCATCTGCCGGTTCTAAGATTGTTTCTTCAGTAACAATTTCGTTTTTATCGTCTACATTTACCGTTGTAGTTGTTTTAACGTTGGTATCAGTTTGTTTTTCTGTAACTGAATTGTCAACTACTTCGGTTTTAATTTCCTCCTTAGTAGATTCTTTGTTTACCTTACGAGCGCCACATGAACAAGCCGAATATAGCAATACAGCACAAAGGCACAAATAAATTATGTTTAGTTTTTTCATATTGATGTCCCCTTCCATACGATTAGATCACCAAATACAGTATCCTGATAAATACCTTCAATTGTACCGCCTAATTTTTGTCCTATTACTATATATTTTTTCATAACTTATAATTTAAAATATTGATTTACTTCTGATTTTCTTCTTCCGATAAGCTCTTTGTTTTTTGTCCACATCATAAATGCGTCTTGGATTTTACCATTATCAGGATTAGCATTTACAAGCCTTAACACAGTACTATCTTTAAAGCCATTAATACCTATATTATAAGCTAGTGAAACCAAAGCATTAAATTGATTTTGATTTACATTTGACTTAACTAATTTATCTACTTCTGAAGCGAATTTGTCAGCGGTTATTTTTCCTAATTCCTGAGCCTGTTGTAATGTTAGGGCTTTGTCTTGCATTGTAACTTTTCTTCCGTCCGAATAATAAGTATTCCCAATTGCAATGGTAGGGATCCCACGCGTATCTAAATAAGGTTTTAATCTCAATCCTTCGCGTTCGTGCAATGCCTTGTAACCTGATTCGTTTAATTTCATTTCTTTAAATTTTCGTGATCTATTTTTTTTATTGATTCCTTGAACTGTGAAAATGTATTATTTTTATGATTTTCATGTTGTTTGGCTATTACGTCTTCTCTTAAAAGATCTCTCTCAATACTTGATTTCATAATAAAGTGGTACGTTCTGGCGCATAAATATACAAATCCAGCCATAGACAAAAGAAGCTTTATGAAGTTCTCAAAACTAGACATTGCTAAATTACCAGTGACTAAATTGCTCGCGATATCTATGAATGAATATCCACTAACGCTTAGGCAAATCCAATCGAAAGTTAAGAAGAAGCTTTTAATTTTGACCATAAAAAATAAAAAATGCTATATGCTAAAATTAATTTAGCTATTATAAAACCCTGCATATCAAGCAAGCCTAAATGAATTAAATCTAATGCATTTACAATAAATAAAAATAATGCTATTTGTTTTAATATTAAATCGCGTGTTTCTTTGTAAATATACCAAAATACTATACCAAAGATAATGATATTTGAGTAATCCTCAATTACCATGCACAACTGCCTTGTATGATCTGAAAATAAATACCACGAAACCTCCATATCTACATTGTAGAATATTGCTTTCGCTTCTGACAATAATATCACAAGCAAAAGCAATATGTGTTTAGGTTGCATTATTTATCACCTTTAATTGGCGGTGGATTTGATCCCCCTATAGGAACGTCCATCACTACATTGCTATTTTCTTCTTTTCTTTTGTTAAGGTATTTTTTTAGAAATGCTAAAGCTACTTCGTTACCACCTAAGCCAATTCCAAAAGCACCAAAAGCAGTAGGAATATAATCCGTTAATTCGAAACCGAATCTAATAAATACTAAAACTATTAACAAACCAGTTAAAACTTGTACAGCATTAACAGGATAGCTTTTTAATGTTGGTAAGTGGTTACGTATTAACGTTGCTAATATTTGACCAATCAATGACCAGATAATCCACGCTAAATAACTAGAAGGAAGTACGTTTCCTAAAAGTTCAATTTTAAAGTTTTCCATTTTTATTAATTGTGTTTATAATAAAATTTATCTTGTTGCGGTATCGCTTCAGTGCAATGATCTTTACCTAATGATTTGTCTAAAAATATCCGAAGCCATGTGTCTTTTTCATAAATTAAAATTAACCCAGTAACAGCTGAAATTGTTTGATTCCAGTTACCATATTTAATTTTACCGGTTATTTTTAAAATATCATTTAATAATTCGCCTGATCCGGAACAAGCTAAACCATCTAATGCTAATGTAATACTTCTAATAATTGGGTATAGTTGCTTATTTGGCGAGTAATCAAATTTTAATAAATGCTTTAAAAAAGTATAAATAATCCCTATAATAAATAGAATTATAAACGTTACGCCTCCAATAATTAAGATGCAGAATTCAATAGGCAATTTAAATACCGCACTCATGACCTTATTATTTCTTCTTCGGTAGATAATACCCAATCTTGCGGATCAAGCCAAAACACCGTTTTTCCTGTTGAATCTCCGTTTTCATCTAATAAAAAATCAGTTCGAACATAAAGTAATAATCCATGCGGTAATTTAGCCCATTCTAACTCATTTCCGTATAAAGGAACCGTTACGCCTTCAACTTCTTTTGTAAATTCAATCTCTGAATTTATTAAATATTGATCTAATTCAGATAACTTTTCATTTGAAATTGAAACGGAAAACGGCTGCCCGTTTATTCTTTTTACGCCGTCTTCAACTAAATAGTTTTCAAGTTGGTAAATCCTTCCTTCTGGTATAGATTGAAAACTAGTAATTACAGTTTCTATAAACGCAGTTCTGCTACCTGTTCTGGAATCTCCATAAGATCCCCTTTTAGTTGATTTTATCATTTTTATTTAATTAAAATGGATAAGTTTTACCTGACCCGTTATTATATAAATTTAACACTTCCGAAGCTGTTAAATTTCTGTTTTTCCATATTCCTAATTCATCAACATAACCTCTATGTCTAAGATTAGCAGCTACACCATCAAATAGTTGTAGTCCTATACCTGTTTGAGCTAATGTATCTTGCATTTTTACGTACGTTCCGGCATTGGCACTAGAGACTAGTTGCCTTACTCCGTTTATATAAAAGTTTTGACCCGCATTAAGTCCTGATCCGTCATCTGTATAAGCAATATGTTGCCATGAAGTTAAAGGTATTGAAGACACACAAGTAATGCCTTGGTAAATAGAACTAGAGTTATTTGAAAATTTAGCAAAATGCATTTTACCGCTCAAACAAACTAATTGCCATTCATTAGTTGTTAAGCCTCTTTTATTTAATATCCAGTTACCTACCGAAGAAAATTGAGTAACATATATCCACATAGAAATACTAAAAGGCGTGTCTATGGTCCCATTTGTAAAAGAAAGATCTATTGTGTCGTTAATTTTTATAACCGATGTATCACTATTGAAGTTCGCTGCTTGACCAATTTTACCAGACACATAAGACACCGAAGTAGCAACGCCATTATGTAAATTTGGAGTTGAATCATTAGCATCACCATCTAATTTGTAATATGCCACTAAACCCGAATCTGTTACAGGAGTAGATGTTTTTGATCTTCCGAAATTCATTGTTTTAACTAGACTCATTATTGTACAGGTAAAAGCATTACTGAATTAGTTGAACCTCTTTGCGTTAAAGTAAAAATTTGCTTTTCTGCTATAGGTAAAGGAGTAATAAAAAGCCAAGTTTTAGGTGTTGTTATAGCCCAACTTAACGTTACTCCAGTTAAAGTAATCCCATTAAAAACAAAAGAATTTAATAAAGTAGCAGGTATAGTCAATATCCCTGTAGATGTAAATATTACTGTTTTTCCATGCCAGGAGTCTAAAACTGTTGCAGGTAATGGTACTTCTATTTGGTTAGCTATGTCTTGTTTTGAAGTACTAATATCGCTTATCTGTTTTTGCAACTTCCCAAGTGCAACTAAAACAGTGTCTGTAGGTTCTATAGCAGTTCCGGTAAGCATGCTTAACCCTGTTAAAACTGTAGATAAAACTCTCGCTGTTGTAAAATATAGGTTTGTTGATCCTTCGGCTAATTCATTTGTTGAAGTTATATCGTCTATAAATATAATAGATTCCTCTGCGCTTTTTTTAGCGAATATAAATCTCTTATTTTCAGTTGTAATCCCAGGATCTCCGGACACCCATGTAGTATCTCCAGTTAAAACCCAAGTTAAATTAACCCCGGGAAGTGTAATCCCGTTAAAATAAAAAGATACAGATAAATTGTCGGGGACTGTGATAGTTCCAGATGTTGTAAATACAATTGTATTTTTATTCCAATCATTACTAACAGTTTGATTACCCCCAACGGTATATAATCTTAATGTATTTTGTTTTTCGTCTAACCCATTAACTACAGCGTTAGCAGTTATGTATTTAACCCCAGAAGGATCGGGTACAAGCGAATTTTGTTTATTTACTAGCATTTCTGTACCCTCAGGTATAGACTGTGCTATAGCGTTAAATACGGCATCTTCGCTTGGCGCAGTAGTTGTGTAACCAGATCTAACAGATTGAACTATCCCTGCTAATTCTACGTTTATAGGTATTTCAACTGACAAAGCCCAAACCGTACCGTTAGAAGTAAGCGCATTTAGTTCTTCCGTTGTGGTAATAGTTGCTCCACCGTTTACATTGTAGAAAGTTCCTTTACCCACCAATACCCATTCAGGTGAATCCGTGTCCGGCAAAGTGCCACCATCTAAAATAGTAGTGGGATTAAACGCCAAACTAGATGCTGTGCCGATATAATCTGAAATTAAATCAGCTAATTGCTGAACGGTACCCCTCGTAAGATTACCTGCAACCTCTTTGGGCAATAAGTTTGTCATGCCCCAAGGCGCAGGAGGTAATTCGCCAACTCTTATAGTATTATATTCTGCCATGTTTAAGGTAATTTCATAATGAATAGTTGCACGTATGACTTCTGCCTAACGCTAAAGCTTAATTGAGGAATTAAGTCGCCTACTTTTCTAATTGAATCTAAACTCCCAGATAACCCAGAGGACACTATAAGCCTGCCGGAAGGTGCTCCGGCAACTGTAGATCCGGTTTGAAACCCAGATGTAGGCACATTGACTAGTTTTTGATCTTCTCCTATTTGAGCGCGCATAGAGTTGTTGTTAACTCCATACCCTAAAGCAATTGCACCGTCCATATTTGTAGTCCCGTTGTTTCCGTTCATGATAGCCCACCCTGACCAAAGTCCGTCCGATTTACCTAGTCCGCTAGATGCGGTACCGTCTAACGTAAAATTCTGTGTTATGTATAAATCAGTAACGTTTAACTGTTTTACCTCGTAAGGTCTGTAAGATACAGACTGTGGTAGTAAAGCTATTATTTCAGAAATTAAACCTTTGTATAGTGTTGTGCCTAAAGCGTGAGGTATTGCACTGGCTAGAGTTATAGCCTGTGGTGGTAGCTGATCTACCCGAATCGTTGTAAAAATAGGTTCGTCTGCCATTATTATGATACTTTAATTAATTCGTTATTTTCTGTCGCCACTACCGTGTTAGGATCGCCATTGTTTAATAAAACTCCTGCTAACTCCTGTATTAATGGTTTCCCATATCCTGTCATTGTTCCCGAAAAACTTAAAAACTCTCCTACATTACTAGTTTCTGATATGTCAGATATATAAGCTTTTCCGTAATCTACTATTGGAAATTTTTTACCTTGTATTTTCCAGT